CATCTCTTGCATCATGGTAGGTATAACCTCACCAGAAACTAAATCGATATTTCTTTTCAGTTCTTTTAATTCTTTTTCTTTTTCTTCAAGTTCGTCCTCTAATGATTTTAGTTTCATAACTTGATCAGACAAAGACTTAGCATCATTCACAGAATTTAAATCTTGTCTTTGGTCTTGTTCAAAATCAATACTACTCATCTACTTCTCCTTTCTCGTATAAATTAATCGTAATAGGATAATATCTTCTTTCTTGTTTATCCCATTTTAATAAGTTGTATTTTCCGTTTGTAATATCAGATACAATAGAACATGCTACACCAATTATTGCAGGGTCACCAGTTAATAATAAATAATCTTCTGATCTAAAATTTCTTAAAAGTTTTCTCAACTTAAAAATTAAAGGACCTGGAGAAAAAATTATTTGTGATAGCTCCGGCAATAAAGTTTTTATTTCACCGTATTTAGTTGCACCCATAATATTTATTTTTGGGGTTCCGGCTTTTGTACCAGGTACATCCTGTACTACATAAACTATTCTTTCTGACATCTTGACAAACAATATAGGATGTTCTATATACTTGTCAACTAGAAAGAAGAAAAAAATTATGGATTATAAATTTAAGACAAAGCCATACGCACATCAAATTAAGGCGTTAGAAGAATCCTGGAATAAAATTTACTACGCTTATTTTATGGAGATGGGTACTGGTAAATCTAAAGTATTAATAGACAACATATCAATCCTTTATGACAAAGGTAAGATCAATGGTGTTCTAATTGTGGCACCAAAAGGTGTAGTAAAAAACTGGCACGAAGGTGAAATACCTACACACTTAGTAGATCACATAGAACACAAAAATGTTTTATGGCAATCGTTGATTAACGTAAAGCAACAGAAAAAATTAGATACGTTATTTGAAACAGGAGAAGAACTACACATACTAGTTATGAATGTAGAATCTTTATCTACTAAAAAAGGTGTGGCGTTTGCAGAGAAGTTTTTAAATTCACACAGAGCTTTGATGGCTATTGATGAGTCTACTACAATAAAAAATCCAGAAGCGAAACGTACAAAAAATATCGTAGCTCTTGGTAAGCTTGCAAGATACAGAAGAATACTTACAGGTTCACCGGTAACTAAATCACCACTAGATCTTTATAAACAATGTGAGTTTTTAGAAGATGAACTACTTGGTTTTAATTCTTACTATGCATTCAGAACTAGATACGCGATTATGAGAACTGCAAACTTTAGTGGTCGATCTGTTCAAATAGTAGTTGGCTATAGAAACTTAGATGAACTGTCAGAAAAACTAAAAGCTTTTTCTTATCGTGTATTAAAAGATGAGTGCTTAGATTTGCCTAAGAAAACTTTTATGAAAAGAGAAGTGTTATTGACCCCGGAGCAAACCAAAGCATATTTACAAATGCAAAGACTAGCTCATGCTCAGTTAGATGGTAAGATGATGACTACGGCTACTGTGTTAACTCAGCTAATGAGACTACAACAGATAACTTGTGGTCACTTTACGGCTGATGATGGTACAATAAAAGAGATGCCTAATAATAGAATAGGTGAGTTATTAGATCTATTAGATGAAGTGGAGGGTAAAGTTGTTATCTGGGCCCAGTTTCAAAGAGACGTACACAATATAATTAATGCACTATCAAAAGAATATGGTGAAGGGACTTTTGTAGATTACTATGGTCTTACACCACAAGAAGATAGACAAAAGAATATAAAGAAATTCCAGGACCCCGATTCCGGAGTCCGGTTCTTTGTAGGAACGACCCAAACTGGTGGTTATGGTATTACACTTACAGCCGCTAGCACCATGATATATTATTCTAATGGCTATGATCTAGAAAAAAGACAGCAGTCAGAGGCCAGAATAGATCGTATCGGTCAAGAAAAACCTATGACTTACATTGACATTATCTGTGAGAATACTGTAGATACGCGTATTGTAAAAGCTCTACGTAAGAAAGTAGACATAGCTACACAAATAATGGGAGAGGAATTGAAAGCATGGATTTAAGACCAGGAGTTATTATAAGATTTGGACTTTGGATTAGTCTTACT